GCTCGTCCGAGGTCACATAACCTTTACTGACGTTTTCTAGTTCGCAGTTTTACAAGAATGCACGGCTTGTTGATTTTTGAGTTGTTTCCAAAATGGAAATAGTTGGTTTATTTAATCAGTTCATCCAATTCCGCTTGCGTCAACGGCTCAATACGTTGATAACCTTGGACAGTGTAGTTTTTCTTGTGTTCAAATCCCAAATCCGCAAGGCTATTCTTGAAATAGTCTTTTTCTTTCGTGTCAGCGAAATACACTTCCAAGGTCATTTTTTGGGTATATCGTTTTAAGCCGTTTCCAGCCCCTCTGACGGCTTCTTGTTGATTTTGGGATAATTGCCCACCGTCTAAGATTTCGCCCGTTTCTGGGTCAAATTCTTGCGTTTCCTCGTCGATATGACAGCCAAGGATTGTTCTAAACTCTGGATGTTCCTTTTGTTGCTGAGCTAAAATTTCCTCACGTCCTTGTTCAGCTCGCTCTTGAGCTAATCTCACTTCTTCCTTTTGCTTTTCAAAAGCGTAGTCTGCCTTGATTTGATCCAGCACCTCAACCAAAGTCATGTCTTTCAACATCCGAATATATGGCTGGTCTGTCATTCCATACTCAGCACATTGTCCTGAGATTGCTGAGATAGTTTTTTTGTACTCTGCTTGCCTCTGGTACTCAAATGTAATCATGTCATCAAGCGACTTCATCGTAACTTTCTTGAGTGTCACGCCGTCAGCCATGAAA